CATTAGTTAGCTCCTTATACAGCCGCTGGTGCCGCGTTAGTTTCCAACTGGTGGAACGCCGCAGTATTGTTGAACTTGCAAACGAAAACTGGGTACGAAGTACCAATCTCGTCACCCTTTACGCCACCACGATAATCGACAATCTTGAGACAGTCAGTTGTAGTAACGCCGATAGCAGAGATGTCCAATGCAATGCGAGACTGCTTGAATGTAGCATTCGGTGCAGTGTTCACGATTGGGGCATTACGACCATACACTTCTTTCGTGTTAGTGATCGAACCGTCTGCTTGGATTTCGAACAGTACGTTTGGATCTGCGCATACATACGCTACTGCGTCTGATGCAACAGTTCCTGATGGCCAGAGGCCGTCATGACGAAGCTGTCCTGAGTTAGGGTCTGTGTACTCACAACCCATGAAGATACCAACGAACAGAACGGCAGTGTCGCCATCTTCACCATCTGTCATGCGTTGGATTGTGATTTCTGATCCCTGATCTACGAGCTGAACAATGTCGCCTACAGCGATGTTCGCCGCGTAACCCGAAGCAATCGGGTACTGACGGAATGGCTCGAGAGATCCAGAGTCCAGACGACCAATCGGACGAAGTCCGAAGGGTGCGGCTACTGAAGACATATGATTCTCCTTTAATGTCTACAATGCGGCACCCGAATAATTACGAGTTGCCGCTACCAAATGATACCTTTGTTGATCTTTCCGGTCTGAGCATCGGCATACGAGGATCGTTTTCACGGAGGTAGTTGTTATCAACTGACTCCATTTGACGATTGTTCATTTCCTGATGATACTCGTTCCGGCCATCGATATTTTCCTGTGAGTTCTTACACAGCAGGAGTCCACCGACTTCAACATTCCCCTCAAAACGAGAATCAATATCTGACATCACTTGTAGCTCTGGATGGTCTTCAGCCTTTACAGGCTCCCAACCTTCTCTAAATTTTGCAGAGACGTTAGTGTTGTCTACTTGACCCATTGTTGAGGTTCTGATCCAGCGATACCCGTATCCCTCTTCCTGATTCGGATTTGGAACTCGTGTTGCTGGGGCCCATGATTTCTTGCGCTCTGTTTTTTCTCGGGTAGAGGTTTCCCTTGGTGTACGGTTACTCATTACCGTGTCTCCTTCATGAGTTGCGCCGCATATCTCTCTGGTGAGATCCCGAGTCGCTTGGCGAGAGCAACTTGAGACTGGGTCAACGTAACCTTGCGTGGTGCTTTTGTCGAACGACTCGACGGGGCCACTACGGTACCCTGTTGACGTTGATGCCCAAATTTGTGTGGAAATGCTTCGCGCATCTTGGCATCGATTTGCCGGTAGTATTCATCACTACGCGGGTCAATGCCGTCTTCCACTAATTCTTCATGGATCCCGTAAGCATAGCCTGTCATAGCTTTGTCTTTCTGGAACCATTCATTCCGGCTAGCCCAATCAATTGCCTTGTCGTCTACAACAGATTCTTGTGGTGCCTGTGTGTATTCTGGCATCTTCTGCTGTTGTACGGGCTTTGGCTTGTATGATTCGTACCGGAGTTTTTCGTTGGTTAAAAGGGTGAGCCGCTCGTTGGCCGCGATCATTGCGTCGCTGTCGCCACTTTCATAAGCGTCTTTATACGACTGCTTTGCCTTCTCAAGCTCTGCCGCGATGCGGCCTTTGGCTTGGTTAACTAAAGCGCCTTCACCTTTTGTAAGAGTTTCCCTAAGCTTTTGATTTTCTTCGTAAAGCTTCTGCATGTCCATGACAGCTTGCTCACGAACACGCTCAGCTTCCTCTTTACGTCTACGCTCTTCATGATATTCAAAGCGTAGTTTTTTGATTCTGCTTTGTACGTTGTCGGAATAGTTTGCGATCTCATCATCATCAGGAACTTCAGGCTCTTTGCCATCTGCCCTGCGTGGACGACCCCTATCTTCTTCCGGTGTATCGTCTACAATTTCTACTTCAAGTCCATCATCAGAGCCGACTTCGATCTGCTCTTCGACTGCTTCGTTTGTTTCGAACTCTTCTTCGTTCATGCGCGTTCAATGCCTCTTGGATCTTCGACAATTGCTTCAACCGAATCATCATTGATGAGTCGGAACTCTTGTCCCTTCACTTTGAATCTTGTGCCAGTGTAGGAACGGAAGATTACCCAGTCGCCTACTTTGCAGTAGTCGCCGCTTGGGAATTTGTCTTGATCGCCATATGCATCATCGCCCATCTGGATTACATACCCGAAGATTGATGCTGTTGATTCTTTTGCGCGATAGTCATTCGCGATAATGATGCCGCCCTCGGTCTTCTCTTCGATCTCTGGGCATGCAACTAATATTTTATAGCCTCGAGGAATCGGGAGGATCTCCTCAAGTTCTTCGGTCATCTCGAAGTTTTTGACTTGCATATTTTTTCCTGCTTACGGTTAAGGCCCGCAGTACCTGCGCTCAAGGCGTACTATTCACTGCTTACAGTATACCACTACTTGACAAGGCTTATTCGGCGTTTTTCATCCTCTCTTCGAGATCAATAATTTCTCGCTCGATTACGGCTAAGCCCTTTACCATGCCACAGCAGTATTGGTATTGATCAAATGTTTCACATCCACCTGTCGCCATGTGGTCTGCCATCTGATCTAAGTTGTCCCGGATTCGATTCCGGATGTAATCTAATTCAGTCATGCTCACTCCAAAAAGTGCAATTGAACTTTATTGTCCTTTTGTATTCTGAGCAATTGACTTCGCAATTTCAACCCCAAGCTTCGCGCCCTCTAACTGATCCTTGCGCTCCGCCTTGTCTTTCTCTGTTGCGATCTTAACCCCTAGGCGAGCACCTTCCTGCCGCTCTTGTGATGCAATACGGTCTTGCTCATTGGCGATGGTTGCCGCTTTCGCTTGTGAGTCTAGGTTGAGTTTCGCCAGATCTAGTTCGCGCTTGTGCTGGAACTCTGCTTCTTTGAGCGCGAGCTCACGCTGTTGAATTTGCGTCAATGGGTCTTGTGCTTGTCTTTGCGCCTGAATCTGAGCCATCTCTGCGTTATCTTTCTGCAGTAGCTTTTCAGCCGCCTTGGCAACGGTGCTTGCGAGATCAAACTCTACATCTTCCGGCAGTGGCTGATCTGGGTCTGGGAGTGGAGCTCCAAGCTGTCCCTCAATTTCTTTCCTGTACTGGAACGCAACGTGCTCGGTGATGTGCTCTATCATTGCCTTCTGAATGACAGGAGCAAAAGGACTCTGACCGACAAGCTCTTTGATCTTGGGATCATTGAGCATCGCCATGTGGACTTGGATGTGTGCTTCATGATCTTGATACGCAAACGCCTTCACACCTTCCTGCTGGAGAATCTTCATGTTCTCTGTGACAGGATCTGTTGGCTCAATCTCGTCTTCTAGCTTGACGATCTTGTCTGCGTCTTGAATTCCAAGAACCTCAAGCATCTGACGATGCAGTCTTCCCAGATCATAAATCTGTGGCGCTTGCTGTGCAAGCTGTAATGCCGCTTGATACTGCATTACTTTTTGGGCCATTGTTGCCGCATTTGGGTCAGAAACAGGGATGACGTCCACCCTGCCGTCGAAGTCTTCGATGCGGTTGAAGTTACCATCGAGTTCATATGAGTACTCTGCTGGCATGTAATCATGAATGATTTTGGCAAGGATCCGCAGTTCTTTACGAAGCGCCGCATGAAGCCGCGCTTGAACACCAGACATCACCTTCATGCTCCGCTCGAGCAATGCCAGCGTTGTGCCTACTGGTGCATTTGGATTCGCTGAAGAGATGTCTATATCTGCAACAGAGCCAATACGGCGACCTTCTTCAACAATGTTACCGAGCAACTGATACAGAACACTTGACGGTTCTTTGTACGGTAATGGGTAGATGTTGTCTCGGATTGCTCCTCCGGGAATATCTACGTCACGGAACTCACCCGGCATCAACGGAGAGTCATCTCCTTTGATCCGCAAGCCACGAGCCTTGAGTCCTGCTGGTAAATTGGCAAGGGTGCCTGCATCAACAAGCTGGCGGAGAATCGATGTTGCTGACTTGGCTAAGCCGCCAATAAGATGGATAAGCCCAATCCCGTAGAAACCAAGTCCGGGGAGGTACGGGTAATGCACGAAGTGCATCCTCTTGCACTTCTTATCATCATCCTCATACCAGTTTCTGCGGACCGAAAGAACAGTGCGTGAAGACTTATCGATAGTGACAACATGAGGCCTAGCGATCCCATCTGGGTCCGCAAACTCTCCGGGTAGGTCAATGTCTGCGTGGATCTCAAGGATGGTGTATCGGTCATCATCTTCGATCGAGTAGTTTGATTCGCCTTCAATCTCATCATACTTCTCCTCGATGTCTGAGTACTCGACTGATGGGTCGGGCAAATCAACATCACGATAGAAACCAGACACCATCAACTTCAGAACTTCGTTCGGCGTCTTCTTCATCACATGGGTGTACCGCTCTGACGTTGGTAGGTCAGATGCGCCATATGAAATTACAAAATCTTCTGCGGGTACGAAAGCCGCCACAGGCCGTTCCAGCATTGGGTCATAGTAGACCTTCTTGAATGCTGAACCGGCGAGCGGCAATTTGAACAGCAACTGCTCAAACTCGTCTCGATACTCCGTCATGACCTCTGTGGCCATATAGTTCATTTCGTTCTCTACGCGAACGGCTTGCCTTGCTTTCTCATCATCCACCTTGCCCATGATCTTTGTGCGGACAGGGCCTGATGCTGGGAATACTTCTGTGATGGCCTGCGCTTGGAATCGGACAACTGATTCGGTCAACACTGGGTGGAACACACCGCATGCTCCGGGCCATGGTTGATCTCGCTCTTCGATCTTCAGTCCAAGCAGGTCTAGTCCTTTGACATATGCTTGGGCCCACTCTTTGCGAGACTCACGGTCACCCATGAACGCCTCAACAAGATCAGTCGCTAGGTCTTCAAGGTCTGCTTCTGGGATAAAGTCTGCGAGGTTTGACTCGTGATCTGGACCAATCAGCATTTCCTGCATGCCCTCATCGAGGACAATGGTCATGCTACCGTCTTCTTCGTTGATGCTCACCGCATCTGGATTGATAATCTCAAGATCTATTTCGGATTCTTCCTCCGGTGTCTCGATCTCTACGATATTTGTGGGTGTCAAAGGTTTTTCAATTGCCATCAATAATACTCAATCTTGCGGTGATTATAGACTGGCTCTTCCCAGTCATCCATTTCAGAGCGAATCCATCCGCCCTGTCGGAACCTTAGTAGGGCCTGAGTCATGGAGTCAACCAAGTCATCATGATCCCCTGACGGGAACGCCGCGCATTCCTCAATCAGTTCATCGGCCCATCGTGTTGGGGGTGCCCACACCACACCTGAAGCAAACAGGTCGGTGACTGCATTCACCCTCGCAATTTTGTCTTGTCCTCTCGATGGTGTGAACTCTGTCACTGGTATCCCCATCGCTCTTAGTTCAAAGATTAGCGGAGCACCGGAAGCCTTCTTTTCCACGATCATTTGATCGGGCTCCCATTCCCAATAATGCTCGTATGCTCTACGCTTGAGCTCTGGGAACTCCAATTTATCCTTGAAGCTATCTAATAATATCAGATTGGGCACGTTCTTGCCGTCATCATTTGGGTGGTAGAACACTCCCCACGTCGTACAGGCGCTGTAGTCAGAGCGCTGAGTCTTCAGGAACGCGGTATCCCAGCTTTGGATGATGGCGTCACAGCGGGGAGGGCTGTTTGTGTCCCAGTTGCGCCACCATTC